GTTTCTCCGCTGTCACTTCCAGAGGCAGAGGCGGCAGTTGTGGAGGGGCATACGGTGCTACTTTGGGTTGGGATTGACAGGCGCAAATTGCCAGTGGCAATATCAGCCCGTAGCTTAGTTTCTTTAGACTTTGCGACATTTTGGGATTTCCTTAAAGTATCTGCATAAGTGTTGGCAACCTTTGCCATGTTCTGCTCAGTTTCCCGTGCCTTGGCATTCAGAGCAGCAATCTCAACTTGCTGACGCACATTCTCATCATGCTTACCCTTGGCAAAACCACCAGCAAAGGATGATCCAATGGCTATGAGAATGCCAAGTAGCACCCAAGGATTAAACAGACTCATGGCTTAGGCGGCTCATCATTGTCAACAGCCTCTGCCTTTGCAGATGCAGTAGCTATTGCTTTGACACCAGAGCGACCAGCAACACCACCAAGAACACCAGTTATAAAAACCATGATGGTATTGATCTGTTGCGTGTAAATCTTGTCAATTGCTGCCATGCCTGACATTGGTTGAGTCACAAATGAGACTGAATACAGGAACATTGCCACCGATCCAAGAAGAATCAGGGTCAAGGAAAAGATTACGATTGCCCAAATTCTGACTTCAATTTCATCAGAAGTCATGCGAGTATTTTTGTTCATTACGATTGTTGGCATTATTTCTTCTCCTGTTCGGGTTTGACTAACATTTCTGGACAAGTGGCTGTAGCAGTACAAATAGGGGGTTTGCACTCAGCATTCTGCCAATTTTGAGGGTCTTGGCAAGGATAGCGAAATCTATCTTCAAAACAACCAGTTAGCAGTACCAACAGGATTGACATACCCCAAATACAGTAGATATTCATTTATCTTTCTCCCTTTCCTTTTGTTCAATCTTTTGCCGCATTTTCTCAACCTTTTCGACCTGAGCCTTGGCCTCATTCTTAGTCTCCAAGATGTCAAGATAAAGAAATCCCATCAGTGGCAACAACAAGGCAATCAATATGCAACACGCTACCCAAGCCACTATGTCTTCCTCCACTGACTTACGAACAGTAACCACATCCACAGGTAGAGGAGGAATATAAAAGTCGCTACTAGGTACGCTAGTTTTAGCTGGAAGTTTCTTTCTTCCTCCTTGCGTTGCCATAGTTCCCGCCTCTTTACTGCTTCTTGCCTTAACCTTGCCTGAGTTTGCTCCTCTTGTATGACTTCTCTCATGTTAAAGACTTCACTGTACAAAGCACCCATCTCAGGAGGACTCTGGTACACCATACATTCCCTGATTTGCACCACCAACTCAGCCATTTGCTGTTGTGCCATCACCCTCTTAAGTGCAGCTTCCATGTGGTTCTGGTCAGGATCGTAGACGTTCTTTGATTTTTCTTCTTCTTCCCTTATATGCGCTTCTAATTGCTCTTGAATCTTGAAGAATTCAGTCAGACTTTGGACAATCCCAACTTTGACTTGAGTCTCATCAACAGGTGCATAAACAGATTTCTTAGCCTTAGCAACAGGCTTTGCAGCTTGAGGCTTAGGTTTAGTACCAAAGAGTTTGCGGAGTTGATTCCAGAAACCATTAAGTTCTTTGCCAATAGCAACGACTTGCTCACCAGTTTGCTTGACTTGGACAAACTGCTCTTTAGCTTGCTTGTAGAGTTCGCAACCTTGCTGAATCTGTTTGACCAGACCAGCCGCCATGAGGCATAACGTGATTGGATCAATTTCAGTCTCCTATTTTCAACGGTTTAAAAACTGTTGTAGCGATGTTGTCGCTGGTGCAGTTAATAGACCGCCTGAAGTTCTGGCAAATGTATTTCCAAGGGTTTGTAATCTTTTCTGGAGGATTGCCATGCCACTTTGATCTTTCAAAGCATTTAAGACTAATGCAGGGTCTTCAGACACCAAAACTTTAGCAACCTGTTGCTTTTGCTCTGGAGTCAAATTAGGTGCATTCTTTTGAATAATCTTTGATGCAACTCTCATGGTGGTAAAAGCATCTCCAGAGAATACAGCACCAATTTCTTGCGGTGAAATGTTCATCCCAATATTTTTAGATTCCATCAAAGTCTGTGCAGTTGGTGAACCACCAAGAACAGTACCAGACGCTTTTTGAGATTGAGCCGCAACCCTAGCCAGCTTAAGAATGTCATCAACTTTGTCTTGAGGGTAAATAATCCTAAGAATCTGACCCTCTTTAGACTCAATGTTTTCTAGATTTGCCATCATGGATGTTCTACCACCCATACTCATTTTGTTGCGTATTTGAGCCATGATGCCAGCACGATATGCTGAAACAGCCTCTGGACTTGCTGTCATTAACTTCTCAAAGTCAATTTGCACTTGATCTGGACTCTTAGCAAATGCGTTTTTACCCTCATTAAATGAACTTGTAGTTAACTTGTCACTTGCTGCTTGTGATCTTGCCTCACCTACCGCTGGTGCAGACTTATTAATCAAACCTCTTAATGTTTCTTCATAGGGCTGAAGTTCTTTTGCAATATCGCCTTCACCGCTGGTATATTTTCTGTTTATATCAGCTTTAAGACCACGCCTTGCAATCTCCATATCTCTAATGGTAGGCGGTCTTATGAATGTGACTTCACCAGCCTCGTTCATTGTGAAGAATGGCTTTGTCTTTAATTGTGCTTGAGATAATTTGTTTATCAACTCATAGGCACTAGGAGATCGTTGCATCGCATCTGTTAAAGAGTTCAACATCTCCTCAGTAATAACACCACCTTCATCGTATGCCTTGTTATAAAGTGCATTTCTAGCGGTTGTTCTCTCAACCTCAGACTGTGCAAATTTCTTCAGGACATTAGGTTCTGTTCCAGCATTCAACTCAGATGCCATTTGTTCGATTGTCTTTTGACGTAACGCCACGGGTCTTGTTGTTAGTGATTCCCTGATAGTCCTAGACGCATCTCCACCACCAGATGCGTATGCTCTGACAATCCCTAAGATATTGGGATTCTCAGCAAGGATTTCTCCTCCAGCAATCTTCTGCACAATTTGATCTGGATCAAGACCAGTTTGTTGCTGAATTCGCTGGATTTCAGTCTCAACAATCTTTGCACCTCTATCACCAAACTTGCGCCTTGTGAAATCCATCATTGGATCAAGGATAGTGCCGCCAACCAGTTTCATACCACCAACAACAGCAGGAGCAACAAAACCACCTGTTACAGCACCTGTAGTTCCACCAACCAAACGACTAAAAGCATCACCCTCAGCACCACCAGCACCAGTTAAACCGCCTTGAACAGCACCAACACCAGCAACCCTTGCCAATGTAGGTAGTAATGTTCTAGCCACTACAGGAGTTGCAGTACCACCAGTTAACCAAGATGCAGCTAATGCCATTGGTATACCAGCACTAAGTTCAATTGCACCAGACTCAACAGGACGAGACTTCTCGTAATCCTTAATCTTGCCCCTAATGTCTGCTAATGCCGTATCGTAATTCTCACCACTTAACGACCTTAGATATGCCTCTGCCTCATCAGCAAACTTAAAACTTGTACCTTGCAACGCACTCCTCAACCGTTGAGTGTCAGGCTCTGCCTGTTTGCCCATGATTGTGGGTGAATACTGATTGAGAGTAGTTTCAAACTGATCTATCTGCTCGTCTGTATATCCAGCCGCCTTTGCCGCTTCACGATCAACTGTTTTCTTTACCGCAATTGGGTCTGCCATGATTTATTTTCCAATTCTTGTATTAAGTTATCGTACAAAAGCATCCAATGGTATCAACCCCTGATATGGGTCTAAGATGTCAGTTTCTTCACCACCCAATGTCTTGTTTTTCTTGATATATTGTTTGCGATAAACACTCAATTGAGATTGTCTGTTTTTAACAATTTCAGTTGCTATATCTAGCAAATTTTTACGTTGTTCAGGAAGAAAAGTACCGCCTTCCAATACACCTTGAACTAACAATTTAAATTTATTTGGAATAGATGGGTTGCCCATAATGGTCTTTTTGTCACCTTCTTGAACAGCACCAGATGGGTCATACATTTTTGCAATACTGTATAAAAGAGCACTATCAGCACTTGGATTATTGGCATTAGCCATTGAAGCCGCTGATCTAACTTGCTTAAATCTATTAGCAACTTCAACATCACCACCAGACTTCAGGAAGCCTTCCCATTTACTCATAACATCAAGACTTGCTTTAGCCGTAGCAGTTGGGTCTTTCAAGTCAACCTGAAACTTGGGGGCTTTTTTAATTGCATCTTCTTCAACCAACTTACTGACAACAGCACGTTGTGGTTGATCTAGATCATAATAATTCTTACCAAATTTATCTAAGGAAATTCTTTCAGTATCACTACCAACAGACGGCCTTGGCTCAGGCTTTTCAGGCTTCATTAGTCGAGTTTTTTCTTCTTCTGCATCTTTATACTCAACGCTATCAGGCGGCAACATACGCATCTTCTGATTGAGTTCATTGATGCGGTCAGAGACTTGCAAAGGTACGCCAATTGCAGCTTTACGTTCTCTATTGATTTGTGCGATCTTTACCAAAGAACTACGAGCATTATCAGCAATCTTCATTGCTAAGTCAGGTGCAACTTGTGCATATTTTTGAGCAATTTGAAGTTGTTGATTAGGATTACTTGGGTCTAATTCACGCAAGATTTGCTGTTGCAAACCAATCATCTGTAACTGAGGGTCTTTAGCACCCAAAGCACCACCAATAGCACCACCCAACTGTTGACCACCAAGGTACAGACTGTATTGCGCCCGTGCCATTGGATCAAGTTGTGCATATTGCATTGCTTGTGCTTGCATTGCTTCATTTTGCTTTTGTTGGTACAAAGCACGTTGCATTGCATCTACTTCAGGAAACATTCCTTGAACAATTGATGAAGATGTTGATGCTGGTGCTGATAGTGCTGGTGCTGGCATTGCAACTTGTGGACTAGAAGCAACTGCTGTAGTTTGAGATGTATCCTGTGACAAATTGGAAAGAGGATCATCAACTAATACATATTGATTTGAATTGGCATTAAATTCCCACATTTGACCATTTGGTGCAGGAGGTAAATTCTTCATAACATCCATTTGATTCACTGCGTCTACAGGAGTTACTTTTTGCTGTGACATATTTACAGCATCAGATACAGATGGGAAAGGCATAGGATTAACATAGGAATTTATTGGTACATTTCCTGCATAGGCTGGACGTGTATTTACATTTGCGTTAAAGGAAGAAACCTCTGGATCATTGTATAAATCTTGATATTGACCATACTGACCAAATAATCCACTATATGATTGATTTTCCATGATTTTTTTCCTTAGAATAAAGTTACTGGTTGAGCATAACCAGCAGCATTAGGAGAATAACCAGTAGTATCGCCAAAAGCAGATGCTGTGGTATTGGCAACATAAGGGTTTCTATTCTGGAAATAGTTTGAAACACCTTGACCAAATTGCTGATTGTTTGCAAGACCACTTAGAGCAGTAGCAAATGGGTTGTAGGCATTGGCTTGTTGTTGAGTCAAGGCAGCACTCATACCACCCGTCAGCAAATCTCTACCAGCATTAGCACCATAAGCAGCCGCTTGACCACCCAATCCAGCACCTAATGTCAAAGGCTGTTGTCCCATCTGCTCAATTGCCTGTCCCCCACCCAAATAGGTAGTAAACGGGTTCAAAGCACTTACCTGACCAGCCTGATACTGACCCATCAATTGAGAACCACTACCCAACAATCCAGCACCAAACGCAACATTCTGCTGACCAGCCTGTTGAGCATTAGCCGCCAACTGAGCATCTTGTTGAGCCATAGCGTTGTAATACGCCTCCATCTCAGGAGAGGCGGCACCAAAGCCAGCACCACCGCTAGGACGCATACCTGTAGCACCAACAGACAAACCACCACGACCCTGTTGATACAACTGGTTCTGCAATTGAGCCATTGATCGTTCACGACTAGGGGCAAGCAAGTCCTGTTGCTGTTGCATATATTGAGCCGCAACCTGTTCAGGAGTCTGTTGCAGATATTGCTGACCCAAGCCAAACAGTCCTTGTGCGCTTTGTTGAAGTGGAGCGTACTGTTGCTGTGCCTGTTCAGCCTGAGTCAATGCGCCGCCTGTAAGAGCCTGTAGACGATCTTGATAGGCTTGTAACTCAGGACTGACGTTGTAGCCAGCACCAATTAGATTACCTTGTGCATCAGTCTGAAAGTTAGATGTACCGTAACGGGTTGTTATGCCAACAGGACGAAACCTTGCCGCATCAGCAGCAATTTGTGCTGCCCGTATTTGGGCATCGGCTGATGTCTGTGCCGCACGTCTTGCGGAATCTCCAGCCATTGCGCCGCCTAACAGTTGTGTTCCTCCAATTACTAATGCTGCTGAAAATGGCATATCAAATCTCCTTTGCGACTGCTACATGAGTAGCATTAAAACCAAATTTTGTATAAAACACCTCTAATGATTCTTTAAGGTTATAGCTTGCAATCAACCTTTTACAACCATTTTCCTTTGCAATTGTCTCAACCAAGTCAAACATTTCTTTGCCAATCCCTTGTTTTCTATACTCAGGCTTTAAAAAGAACATATCAACTTGACACCAAGTTTCATCATAATATGGACTCTTAAACAACCCGTAGAAAACATAACCAATTGATTTGTTATCATCTTTGCCAATTACAACCCTTAGATTGTCTAAATAAACTGTATTGAAAATAGGCTTTTTATCATTGAAACAAACCCAATGTTCAAGACTCAAATCATCAAAGTTTTCAATGTCAGACAACTTACCATCAACTACAGTAATAGTAGATTGCTCATCATCAATAACTGTAAATTGGTTCATACAGTGCGCTTCCACATATACACAGTAATGTACGGCTGGTAGTTGGTGTTTGTTGCAGATACACCTTCTGTACTAATTACAGCAGTTGAAGAACTTGTCAAGCCAGTAGTTGCTGCTGTTGCTGTACCTTGTAAAACGTAATTAGAGACAGTCGCCGAAGAAAAAGTATTGGCAAGTTGATTTGAACTACTTAAAGCCGAACCAGCAGTAGTGTCAGTATTTGCAACAAAATGTTTATGACCTGAATCAGTATGTGTGTGACTTTTCAGAATTGAATCTGCACTACCACCAGTTTCTTCAGCAACATCAAACAGTGCATTCCCTGAGTCAAAACCAACCATGACCCTACCAGCACCAAAGGCAGTCCATGTGCCAAAGCCTAATGATGTTGCAGGATTAGTTGAACTTGTTGCATTGATGTAAATAGCACCTACCGGATACAAAGCAGACAATGCCGCTTGAACAAATGCAGTTGTCGCAAGAGCAGTTGTATTGTTAGCAGCAGACTGAGTAACGCCAATAGTCCCCGTAGGCAATGTAGGCGTACCAGTAAAGGTAGGACTAACCAAATCTGCCTTGGTTGCAACAGCAGTAGCAATGTTATTGAATTCAGTATCAATCTCAGTGCCTTTGACAATCTTTAAGGCATTGCCAGAAGCCAAAGCATCTTTGGTTGCAAAGTTGGTACTCTTTGTGTAATTACTCAAAATATTCCCCTTTAACTCATCTTGCCAGTTTTGGCTTGAATTTCAATCTTCTGAATAGACAATGCAGAACCGTCAATGTCAGATTCATAACCTGTTTGTACAATCTTGCCCGATCCAGACGCTGCAACTGTCAATGTCTGTAATGCAACACCATCAGAATAATAGGCAATAACTGTTGCATTTGCACCATACTCGGCAGTGCCATAGTAGTAAACATCTTGCTCTGGAATAGTTGTGTTCTGAGACAAGTAATTTGTTTTGAAATCAAAACCCCACTTAAACGTAACGTCTTGATTTGTTCCACCAATAACGACAGTAGACAATTTCTTCAAAATAGAAGTTACATTCTGGTCACCAAGGTCAGCATGGTTTGTGTAATACAACATCCTGTAAACAGTTGCATGATCTTGGAAAGTTCCATACAAGCCTATATACCCCTCCTGCCCTATGTAAAGCGTACCATCCCTGCGGAATAAAAACGACTTAGGCGTGATTGTGTCCCATACGGTAACCCTTGCAGAGCCATCAGGTAGATATGCTTTGGTATCAAAACACCAAGTAGTGTCAATGCTAGGAGTCACCAATAGGTAAAATGCTTCTCTTTCAGAATAAATAGACTTGATGTTTGCCAGTGTCTCTCCAGCTACAGTACTCATCAAGTCATTGCGAATATTCTTAGACAAGTCTCGTTCTGGTGCAGACTTCTCTTGCACCGTTCTCATTAACGATCTGACACCAGAATTAGACAAGAACAGAACATCAGTGCTGGTTGTCTGAATGCTATCCCTTGCAATACAACCAATGCCTTCTACAGTGTCACTCAATTGCATTGACGCTGGTGTAGTTGCACCTTGATAAATCAGAATCTGACGCTTACCAAAGATGAACAAAAACCCATTATGTGCAGCAAGTCCTGTAATTTCATCAGAACCATTTACCCACACACGGTCTACATTCAAAGAACCTGATGTACCTGTTGACCAAACATGACCAGCAATCAAGTCAGAAAAGTAAACAGTTGAAGTATTAGCAGAAGTACTCGCTGCCCACAATCTACCAAAAGCAGAGATAACAATGTTTCCACTTGGAACTGTTGCTACATAACCTGTTTTCTCAGAAACTCTACGGAATGTAGTTGTACTTACAGCAGGATCATAAATTAATGGGTCATAACCTACTTGAAAGAAATAAGTTATTGAATTCAAAGAAGCACATTGCCAATTGCTTGCCGTAATAGTTGGCGCAGTACCCCCACCCCCGTAGGTAAGTTCAACAACAGCATTAGAACCGTCAAGTTTGAATAATTTGTTGTTTCCAGCAAATAAAACAGTCAAAGTACCATCAGCTTGCACTAACTCATGAATGACTTTTACATCATTTGCACCAAGATTACCAGAAGAAGAATTGACTCTTGAGTAACCTTTGCGTGAACCAATACGACCATACTGGTCAATGATGCAGTTTGTCGCAACCAAAGCAAAGCCAGCATTCAAATCAAGAGGTGAATCTTGAGTATTCAACCCATAAAAGCCGGGGGCTGAAATGCTGTATGTTTGAATTGCTTGGCTCATATCGCAACAAACTCCTGATTTTCAGGGTAGCGAGTACCTTCCAAAGCAATTTGGTCAGATAACATAGCTTTATACAATAAATACGCTTCAGATGAAGATAGACCGCCATCTTCACCACGCTCAACCAATGCACGAGCATAGGCATTCTGAGCCACTAAAACATCACTGACCAATACAACTGTTGAACCAGATGTTAGTGTTGCTTGTGGAACTGTTAAAGCAAACTTGATTGTGTATACGCCATCAGGAATTGGGTAAAGATTTACCTTTGTGTCGTATGAGGCATCAACCCCATCAAAAGCAAATTCAGTAGGTACTGAATTAACAAGTGGAGTGAAGTTTAGTTTGCGGTTCATATCTACAAAACTGATGTTTGTAAGGCCAACATTGCTTGTGGTGTTGATTACATCCATTACTTGAAACTTCTGACCAGCACCCGTCAAAGAATAAGATGCTGTAGATGCGGCAGTAGTGACTGTGATTGTTTGACCCAATACGTTCCAGCTAAAAGCATCTTCAATCTGACGCTTTGCATCATTAACAAATTTGCCAATCAAAGTTGAATAAGTTGTTTCAGTTGTTGTAGAAACAGTTGTCTCGCGCAACCTTACGAGTACATCATTGATTAATTCAAGGTAGGTCATGTTCTTGTCAACCCTTCTTCTTCAATAGTGACTGCAACAGCAAAGGTTGATGCTGATTCTGATGTTGCTTTGAGTATGTCGCCTTCTTCCATTACAAAATAGGATACACCGCCCCAATCTTGAGTTGTTTTAGAAGCAACCGCCGTTTGGTAAACCAGTGAATAGGTAGCAGATGCTGATGTATCTACCCAATCAAAAGTAATGTGTTTGTTTGAGCCAGTTGCATTAGCGGCACGAAGCAATACCACCCTTGCATAGTAACCTGTAGGTACTGTATAGAGGGTAGTGTTTGTTGTTGCTGTTAAATTTGCACCAACTGATAATGCTCTCATTTTGCTTTTGCCTTGTTCCTTGCGGATATAGCTTGAGCTTTTATCTTTGCGTCTGCCTTGGAGGAAGCCCCCCATGCCTTCAACGAAAGAAGCAATCTTGTTGGTTCACCATCCTTGTACTCTGCACCGCTGTTACCAGCCATACGAGCCAAGAAACTTGCCCTGCGAGGGTTATCCCCCGACTTTACTGGAGGTTTCAAATTACCCCCAGTTTCCGCATTATAAGATGATCTACCCTTGGCATTCAAGCCGCCTTTTGGATTTTGACCAGCTTTTGTTTGCCAAGTAGGAGATTTCATTTACTTCACCTTTTTAGGCTTCTTTGCAGTCTTTGCCGCTTGCTTGAAGTCAGCAGCAGTAGGTGCAGCTTTAGACCCCACCTTGTTCATCTTTTCACCAGAACCCGCTTTTATACGAGCCTGTTTTGCATGAATATTTGAATACAAACCAGTTTTCATTTCATCTTCTTTTTAGGCTTAGACATTCCTGCTTCAGATAAAGCAATGGCAACTGCCTGTTTCGGATTGGTCACAACCTTACCGCCTTTACCTGAATGCAAAGTACCTTCCTTGTACTCTCCCATGACTTTTTTGACCTTTTTCTGTGGCTTAGTCATCTTCATAGGGTTTCTCCTTAGTACAGGATTTTGGCAGTGATTGAGCCAGAAGTCCAAGCAGTTACATTGGCTCGTAAATACTTGGGCGCATTTTGGATAGTCACAATGCCATTGGCTGTTAAAGCAGTTCCAATGGTTGACCAGTTTGTGCCATCAAGACTGCCTTGAAACGCAACAGTTGCAATGGTAATACCAGAAACTTGCAAGAATGCTGGTTGACCAGCGTCAGCCTGAACTGCTGTAGATGCGCCAGTTGCGCCAACAGCACTAAGGACTGTTACAGGGGTAGTTAAAGATGACATTATTTACCTCTTGAAGATTTCTTCATAAAGTTAGTAGCAGTTCTGCCACCACGAGTAGGCATACCCTTGGGCTTACCAACTGCAACCATGATTGCTACAGGAATACCCTTTTGGGGTGCTTTAGGGGGAGTTTTGGGTTTAGTTGTCTTCATATCAGTCCTTTTTGATTGAACCACCAGATTTCCAAGCATCACAAGTGCGTAGTGCTGCACAAGTGAAGTGAAACAATTCGCAGAATCCTAGATCAGCAGCTTCAATAAACTGCTCATCATAGTCAAACTCATTAGGTGAGTTTTTTCCCTTTTCCAATCCATCTTTGATGCACTGCATCATTTTTGGTGTCTGAATAAATGCCGCACAGTTTCCACATCGCATGGTTTTGACAACATCAGTGGGTGCGTTGTACATCTTGGCTTTCTTCAGCCAAAACGCTTCATTGGGTTCAAGTGGATTTGGCGCACCATAGCCAAAGTTCTTAAAAGCATTGTTGCGATTCTTTAGGTTAAGAGTCACATCCTGAGTAGGAAGTGGACAAACCTTGCCTGATAAGAGTCCTTCTTTCATTTCCACAGCTTATCAGCAATAAAAGTAATAATACCGCCCATGATTGAGGCAATAGTCATCCCCATCCAAAAACCACCTTTGCCTTTGTTTGCTAGTTCCAGCAAGGCTTTTACATCGGTACTCAATTGAGTTACCTGACCATGCAGAGTCTCTACTTGAGCCTCTAACCGACCAAAATCACGAGCATCTATCTCAGACATTTGCTACCTTTCGGGGTCTACCCATTTTTCTAAAAGTTGGGATGACAGGCGCAAATGCGGTATCTGTTCTAGTCTCTGATTCTACAGATTCTATGGTTACTTCTGGCTCATCAATTCTCACATAACCCTGATGACCCTTCATAGAATCAATGTCATGTTGCAAGGTAAAACTGACTGTATTACCCGATTGAAGACAACGAAAAGTAGCCATAAAACCCTTAAATGAGAAAGGGGGGACTAGCCCCCCAATCTTTACACCAAACGAGCAGCTACAAGACGAATCTTGCAAGATGCCAAGTCTACAGTGCTACCAGATTCGTTTTGAACACGAATACTAATAACATTTGCAGCAGAGACATAAGCAGTAACACTCATGCCAACTTCATCCACAGCAAAAGAACAACCCAAGACCATATCACCCAACGCAACGCCAGCAACAGCAACAGTTTCGGTTTCACCCGCACCATCAAGCAAAGAACCAGCATCAAGCGTAGCAGTAACAGACCAAGTATCGCTAAAAAGCCCACGGAAAGATTCGTTGTCTCGACTTGAAACAACAGCGGTAGCAGCAGCCATTTTGATTTCTCCTAATTAGGTTAAAAAAAGTCCCCCTACCCCTATTGCTAGAAGTAGGAGGGACAACTGCAATTAGCTAGGAACAACCAAAGCAAACATGGAAGAAGACTTAGCCGCACCAACTGTAGCGGCACTACGCAAGGCGGCTACGCCATACAGAGTGTCACTTGTGAACAGTGTGGCAAGGTATTCTTGCTTGTATTGCACTTGTGAACGAACACCAACTTGCTCAACCAGAACCATAGCGTCTTTGTGACCCATCAAGCAAACACGGGCAATAGCAGTACCGCTAGTTGGGTAAGCGGCAGTAGCAGATGCTGAATCAGCGTTGCTGGAAGTGAACACAGGAATACCATACAGGTTACCGATTTCACCATTGCGAATAGCATCGCCATTACCGACAAATGCTTGTTCGGTGTAGCGAGCCAGACCCATCAGGGTATTGCGGCTTGATGGAGGGATCAAGAAGAAACGATTGTCCATAGGAGTATCGTTGTCATCCAAACGCTGAATAGTGCGGCGAATTGACGCATCAGTCAGAGCAGAAGCATTACCAGTATTGGTGTTTGCTGTGTAGTCAAAGGTAGTTGTACCGTCACCACCAATGTAAGCAGTGTCGTAACGTGCGCCAGCAGTGCCGCCGTTTGCAACACGACCCAATTGCACCAAGTCAGTGTCAACTTGACGAGCCA